CGCCGCCCGCGCCGCCTGCGCCGCCGCCCGCGCCGCCTGCGCCACCAAGAAAGTAGTCTGCAGCCCGTTGCCGCTTGGCCGCAACACCGGAACAATGGTGGGCATGAGCACAAGCACTGTTGAACACGATGCGTCCCCCGAAGCCTACGAGACGGGCTGGCGGCAAAGGTGGGAGCTGGTCAACTGGGCCCGCATCACTTTCCGCTACCACCGCAAGCGGCAGCGTTTTTTTGACGTGTGCGACAAGCTTGTCCAGGCCACGGCTCTGACCGGCGGCGTGCTGGTGGCAGGCAAGGCCTTGGCCGATCACCTGCCGCTGCTGGGTAGCGTCATTGCCTTCAGCGGGTTGATGGCGCTGTTGTTTGGCTTTTCTGAACGGCGTCAGTCCTACAAGGAGCTGGCCGAGCAGGCCATGGCGCTGCAAGGCGAGATCGTGGCCGTGCCTGCAGCCGAGCTGACGCCGGCCAGACTGGCGGAATGGGACGCCAGGCGCTGCGCCATTGACCTGAAAGAGCCGCCGAACCTGAAGACGCTGGTGGCCATGTGCGAGTGGGAACAGGCGGTGGCCGATGGCCACCCGGAACACTGCGCGCGCCCAACATGGTGGCAACAGGCGTACATGCATTTCGTGTAACGCGGCCAGGCGGGCGCCTACCCCGCGTCGACGCGCATTTCACCAAGCCACGTTCTGCGTGGCTTTTTCTTGGTCTGCTACGCCATTCACGGCGCATCTACAAAGCGCTTTAGTTGGCCCGCCTCGCGCGCGCGCGGCAAAGTGCCCGCATGGCCACCGACCCCGGCGACGAGCACCACCACTGCGCAAGCTGCGCGCACTTCTCGCGCGAGCGCTCCAACCTGTCTCACCTGGGGTTCGGCCACTGTGTGCACGTGCCGACGTGGCGCCATTTCAGCGCCAGCGCGCCGTGCACGTTTGTTCCCTCTCGATGGAGACCTGGACGTGCCCGACCTTCTGAACCTGTTTTCGCGCCGCTGGCGCATGACGGATTGGCTTCTGGTGGCCTTGGGGCTGGCGCTGCTGGTGTGGCTGATGGCGCCGCAGCAGCTGCCGGTGAGCGTGTACAAGCTGAGCCTGGTGGCCATGGCGGCCGTGGCCGGATATTGGATTGACCGCAGCCTGTTCCCCTACGCGCGGCCGGACTGCTTTCAGGCCGACGAGGACAACGCCGAGGAGGTGCCGGCGCCGGGCAGTCCCGAGTGCGGCACCGACGACGTGTGCGTGCTTGGCGTGGTGAGCGAGGCCAACCCCAGGCTGATGGCTGCGGCCATGCTGCGCCGCGCGATCATCGTGGCGGCGGCCATGCTGGCGATGGGGCTGGGGGCCTGATGCTGTCAAGGCGAGCCATGCGCGCGCTGGCGGGGCCGGCGTGCACGCTGATCGCGGCCCTGCTGGTGTTGATGGCGGCAGGCATGTGGTCGATGGTGCGCGGGCAGGTGCAGCCGCCGCAAGCGGCCGCGCGCTACAAGTTGACGCTGCTGCGCGAGGCGCACAGCCAGTGGGGCCTGGATGCACCCGTGGCCGCTTTCGCCGCGCAGGTGCACCAGGAGAGCGGCTGGCGCGCCGATGCGGTGAGCCACGTGGGTGCGAGCGGCATGGCGCAATTCATGCCGGCCACCGCGCGCTGGTGGTGCGAGCGCACGAGCACGCCCACGGCCGACTGCCTGCCGCACAACCCGACCTGGGCGCTGCGCGCGCTGGTGGGCTACGACAAGTTTCTGTACGACCGCGCACCGGCGCGCTTCAACCGGTTTGACCGCCTGTGGCTGGCCTTGCGTGGCTACAACGGCGGTGAGGGCCACTGGCAGGCGGAGGCGCGCAGTACCGGGCTGCGCGCGCCCACGATTGCCGAGATTGACAGGGCGTGCGGCCAGGCCCGCCGCGCGCCCGTGCATTGCCGCGAGAACCTGCATTACCCGCGCCGGATTCTGCTGGAGCTGCAGCCGCGCTATGCGGGCTGGGGCGCAGTGTGGAGCCCGCAACCATGACCGCCGCGCTGTGGCTGCTGGCCAAGGCCCTGGCCGCCGCCGCGCTGGTGGGCGCGCTGCTGCTGGGCGTGCGCAGCTGCCAGGAGCACTACCGCGAGCAGGGCCGCGAGGAGGTCCGCACCGAGTGGAGCAGCGCCGACAACCAACGCGAGCTCGAGGAGCGCGAGGCAGTGATCGACAAGCAGCGCGCCGAGCGCGCCGAAGAGCAGCGCATGGCGCGCGAGAAGGTGAAGAAGGACCATGAACAAGCCCAACGTGAAAAGCGCCTGCTGGATCGCGCTGTTGCTGCCGAGCACACTGCTGATGGGCTGCGCGACACCATCGCCCAGCGCGACGCCGAGAGCCGTGTTCGACGTGCCCAAGGCACGTGCGCCGCTGCCGAGCGCGAGGCTGATGACGCGGCCACGGCCCGAGGATTACTCGGCGCGTGCGCAGGCCGATACACAGAGCTGGCGGCAGAGGCTGGGCGGCTCGCCGACCAGGTGATGGGCCTGCAGGACCACATCGTGGTGGTGCAGCCCGAGGCGGCGGCGCTGTTGTCTGAGATCGGGGGCGAGTGATGCAGATCACGCTGGATTTGTGGCACCTGATTTCGCTGTTGATCACGGTGCTGGGGGCGAGCGCTGCGGGCGGCAAGCTGTTGCTGGCGCAGACGCAGCGGCACCTGGACCACCGTTTCGATGTGCAGGAGAAGGCTCGCTCGGACAACCACGATGCGCTGTCGGGCCGGCTGGACCGCATGGAGTCGGTGGCGCGCGAGGAGATGGACAACTGGCGCCGCATCGAGCGCGATCTGCTGGCGCTCAAGGCCGACATGCCGCTGCATTACGTGAGGCGCGAGGACTACATCCGCGGTCAGAGCGTGATCGAGGCCAAGCTGGATGCGCTGGGCAGCAAGTTGGAAGCCGCGCAGCTGCGCGCGGTGGGAGCGAGTGATGCAAAACATTGACACGGCGCGCATCCGGCGCGAGAGCCTGCGCTGGCTGGTGATGCTGACGCTGAACAACGCGCGCCCGCTGGGCGCCCCGGAGGCACTGCTGCTGCCGGTGGCGCAGAGCGTGTACGCCGACGCCACGCCGCTGGAGCTGCGGCGCGAGCTGGAGTATCTGCACGAACGTGAGCTGGTGCGGGTGGAGCGCCGCCCTGACGGGCCGTGGCACGCGAGCCTGACGCGGCATGGCGTGGACGTGGCCGAGTACACGGTCGATTGCGAGCCGGGCATTGCGCGCCCGGCCAGGTACTGGTGACCGGGCATGGCACGCAAGAGCAGCATCAGCCGGCTGCCGGCCGAGATCAAGAGCTACATCGAAGCGATGCTGGCCACCGGCGCGCAGACGCTGGATGAGCTGATCGCCGACCTGCAGGCGCGTTACCCGGCCGAGGCGAACGCGGGGCAGCTGCCCAGCCGCAGCGCCGTGCACCGCTACGGCCAGAAGCTGGACCGGCGCCTGGCCGCGATCAAGGCCAGCACCGAGGCCGCACGGCTGATCAGCGAGCAGGCGGGCGACAGCAAGGACGCGCGCAGCGAGGCGCTGACGGCGCTGGTGCAGACGGAGCTGTTCGAGGCCATTCTGGCGCTGCAGGAAGCGGACGATTCCGATGTCGACACGTCTGAGCGTGTGGGGCTGCTGAGCAGCGCGGCCAAGAACATCGCCACGCTGAGCCGCAGCTCGGTCAACCTGAAGCTGTTTCAAGCCAAGGTGGAGGAAGAGACGCGCAAGCGCGTGCTGGAAGAGCAGCGCAAGAAGCTGGACGAACTGGGCCGGACGGGTGATGTGGCGCCCGAGATGCTGGCGCGGGTGATCAAGGCGGCGTATGACCTCTGAGCCTGTCGCCACCGCCAGCCCGGCGCTGCAGCTGTACGACTACCAGCGCCGCTGGGTGCAGGACGAGTCGCGCTTCAAGATCGCCATGTTCGCGCGCCAGTGCGGCAAGACCTTCACCAGCACGCTGGAGATCGTGCTGGACTGCCTGCGCGCCGAAAGCCAGGGCCAGCGGCGGCGCTGGGTGATCCTCAGCCGCGGCGAGCGCCAGGCGCGCGAGGCCATGAACGAGGGCGTGAAGCTGCACCTGCGGGGCATGCAGGCGGGCTTCAAGGAGTACGAGACGCCGTTCGACGCCAGCGTGCGCAGCCTGGAGGTGGAGCTGCCGGGCAGCAGCAAGATCACCGCGCTGCCGGCCAACCCGGACACGGCGCGCGGCTTCAGCGCCAACGTGCTGCTGGACGAATTTGCCTTTCACCAGGACAGCCGGGCGATCTGGCGCGCGCTGTTTCCGGTGATCTCCAAGCCCGGCCTGAAGCTGCGCGTGATCAGCACGCCCAACGGCAAGGGCAACAAGTTCTTCGAGCTGATGACGGGCAAGGACGATGGCTGGAGCCGGCACAGCACCGACATCTACCAGGCGGTGGCCGATGGCCTGCCGCGCGACATCGAGGAGCTGCGCCGCGGCGCCGGCGATGAAGACCTGTGGGCGCAGGAGTTCGAGCTGAAGTGGCTGGACGAGGCCAGCGCCTGGCTGAGCTACGAGCTGATTCACGCCTGCGAGGACGATCTGGCCGGCCTGCCGCAGCACTACACGGGCGGGCCGTGCTACGTGGGCGTGGACATCGGCGCGCGCAACGACCTGTTCGTGATCTGGGTGATCGAGCAGGTGGGCGACGTGTACTGGACGCGCGAGATCATCGCCCGCAAGCGGGTCAGCTTTACCCAGCAGGACACGCTGCTGGCCGAGGTGTTCGAGCGCTACCGCGTGCTGCGCGCCTGCATGGACCAGACCGGCATGGGCGAGAAGCCCGTCGAGGACGCGCAGCGCCGCCACGGCTCCAGCCGCGTGGAGGGCGTGCTGTTCACCGCGCCCAACAAGCTGACGCTGGCCACGCTGGGCAAGGAGGCTTTCGAGGACCGGCGCATCCGCATTCCGGCCGGCGACAACGTGCTGCGCGCCGACCTGCACAAGCTGCGCAAGGAAACCGGCCCCACCGGCGCGCCGCGCTTTGTGGCCGAGAGCGACAGCGCCGGCCACGCCGACCGCACCTGGGCAGCGTTTCTGGCGCTGAACGCGGCGGCGGGCACGGGCGGGCCGATTGAATGGCGCGCCGTGCCCACCCACCCGCGCGGCTTCGACAACCTGACGGGCACGGCGCCGCGCTTTGCGATGCGCGCCGAGCAGCAGTACGCGGGCGATGACCTGTCGCCGCCCGAAAGCGCAGCCACCTGGTAGACGACATGGCCACATCACGCATCCTCGGTCCCGACGGGCAGCCCATGAAAATGCCCGATCTGCAGACGCCGCAAACGGCGCACCTGACGGCGCTGCAGCGCGAGCTGCAGGCGCACCCCACGCGCGGGCTCACGCCGAGCCGGCTGGCCACGATCCTGGACGCGGCCGAGCAAGGTGAATTGACGGCGCAGTTCGAGCTGTTCGAGGACATGGAGGAGAAGGACGGCCACATTGCCAGCGAGATGAACAAGCGCCGCCGCGCCTGCATCCTGGAATGGGAGGTGGTGCCGCCTCAGAAGTCGCCCACGCCGGCCGAGGCCAAGGCCGCGGCGCAGCTGGACGAGCTGCTGCAGGAGATCCCCGACTTCGAAGACGTGCTGTTCGATGTGACCGACGCCATCGGCAAGGGCTTTGCCTGCCTGGAGATCGAGTGGCACCGCGTGGAGCGCTTCTGGCTGCCCAAGACCATCACGCACCGGCCGCAGTCGTGGTTCGTGCTGCACCGCGGCTACCGGCAGGAGCTGCGCCTGCGCACGCACCAGCACGTGGACGGCGTGCCGGGCCAGGCGCTGCAGCCCTTCGGCTGGCTGACCCACGTGCACAAGGCCAAGAGCGGATACCTGGAGCGCTCGGCGCTGTTCCGCCAGCTGGTGTGGACCTACCTGTTCAAGAACTACAGCGTGGGTGACCTGGCCGAGTTTCTGGAGATCTACGGCATTCCGCTGCGCGTCGGCCGCTACCCCACCAGCGCCAGCGAGGCCGAGAAGCTGACGCTGCTGCGCGCGCTGGCGGCCATCGGGCACAACGCGGCGGGGATCATCCCCGAGGGGATGATGATGGAGTTCCACAACGCCGCCACGGGCGACCCGAAGGCGTTCGAGCTGATGATCAACTGGTGCGAGCGCAACCAGAGCAAGGTGATTCTGGGCGCCACGCTGACCAGCGGCGCCGATGGCAAGTCGAGCACGCACGCGCTGGGCAAGATCCACGACGAGGTGCGCAAGGACCTGCGCGATGCCGACGTACGGCAGCTCAACACCACGCTCACGCGCGACCTGGTCTACGCCGTGGCGGCGCTGAACGGTCTGGCGCCGGAGGGGCCGCGGCGCAGCCCGCAGTTCCAGCTCAACGCGCAGGAGACCGAGGACCTGACGGCCTACTCGGAGGCGCTGCCCAAGCTGGTGAGCATCGGCGTGCAGCCGACGGTGAAGTGGGCGCACGAGAAGCTGGGCATTCCAATGCCGCAGGACGGCGAGCCGGTGCTGCAGCAGCCCGCGCAGCCGATGCCGTTTGGCCTGGCCGGCCTGCGCGCGGCCTGGCCGGCCGATGCGCCGCTGGCGGCCCTGGCTGCCGCCACGCCAGGCGCCGCGGCCACGCCACCGCAGGCCATGGCGCAGCAGCTCGCCGCCGGCGCGGCGCCGGCCGTGACCGGCTGGCTGGCGCAGATTCGCGCCCTGGTGGAGCGTGCGCAAAGCCTGGACGACATCCGCAACGGGCTGGAGCAGCTGCTGCCCGACATGACGCTGGACCAGTACGCCGCGGCCATGGCCCAGGCGCTGGCGGCGGCGCAGCTGGCCGGCCGCTACGAGGTGCTGCAGGAAGCCGGAGGCCTGGGCGATGGCTGAGGTGGCCTACGGATCGTTGCCGTTCGGCGAGATGGTGAGGTTTTTCCTGCGCAAGCTGAACCTGCCCACCGAGCATTGGACCGACATCTACACGCGCGAGCACGATTGGGCGTTCGTGGTGGCCGGCGCCAACCGCGACGCGCTGGTGGCCGACTTTCGCGCGGCTGTCGATAAGGCCATCGCCGAAGGCGGCACGCTGGAGGATTTCCGCCGCGACTTCGACCGCATCGTGGCCACGCACGGCTGGGACTACAACGGCGGGCGCGACTGGCGCCGGTCGACGCGCTGCTCGCCGAGCTGCCCAGG